GAATAAACTCCGCACCTGATCGCTCATAGCGGTAGCGAGCCTGGAAAGGATCTTTGTAGTTGGGAACGTAGAGAATCTGAGCTAAACGATTGGTTTCGTAAAGATAGATCTCATCCCATACTTTAAGTGCTTCTTTGGCATTACTGGAGCGAATCGTGCGATCCACGTCACCAGCAATGCTTTCAAGACGTGTGGAAGGCGAAGTCGCAACCTCTGTCTTCTTCTCTGCAGTATCGCAGCGGCCAATCTGAATAATGATTTTATCGTAGAAATAGGAATCAGGGACTGTATTCAGTGCTTCTTCCAAACGAGCGTAGTCACCCGCTGGGACAGAAACAGTGAAATAGCCCAGGTGATACCTGACTCTACTTTTATCGAAATCAGAAAGCTGCACGTCTATTTTCTGCTATCAACTCATTATAGATTGCAGTAATCAAAGAATACCTTGCAGGTAGTCGTATGTAGATGCTGCTTGGCCTTGAATGTATGGCTCTTGTTGAATGTATTGGGAAATGAATGACTTTTGTGGAGATAAGGCTTGAGACAAAGCACCGGCAAGCAATTGGTTTGCAAGCGTCGGTTTCTCTTCTTTATCTTTTCCTTGGTACTGTGTTCCGTACAGGAAAGCTTCAAGAAGATCTGAAGTTCTAGTGTCTTGTTTCTGTTGTTGCTCTTGACCAGGGGGTGGCGGTAAAACGGGCGCAGGCGGCGGCGTACCTCCTACAACTTCAGAAGCTTTAGCAGGAGTTGTATGCAGTAATTGGATGTCGTACGGATTGCCTTGGGCGTCAGTCGTACGAATAGTACCTAAACCTTGTCCTGGTGTGTATGAACCGTAACCTCTGTATTTAATGGGCGTTCCAGCTGGGGCAGCAATATCTATTCCTTTGTGGAACGTGCTTGCTCCAGGAGTGGGGGCGTTTCGTCCACCGAACTCACTTGTGATTGGAAAATTAAATTGCCAAGTGCCGTATCTTTGTTCAACAACTGGCTTATCACCCAGCATTAAATTCTGCAAAAGAAACTTTGCAGTACGCGGGTTAATAGGTTTACCTTTATTGGGACCAAACTGCGGAATAATTCGTGGGTCAAGATGAGCCCCAGTAGTTGGAAAGATATCCTTACTGGGATCAACAATAAAACCCGCAGGAATTAGGCCAGCCATATTATTTGTTTTCTTTTTATTCTAAAATAAAAACCCCTGGTTTCCCAGGGGCTTGTCTTTACACTCGGATCAAATCAGCTGAGAATACGGCTTCCCAATCAACTCGTTTGATTTGCTTGAGCTGTTCGAGAGAGCTAAATCTTTCACCCGATAAGGACATCTGAAGATCTTTAATCTCTCGCGCTGTTTTCAAACCAATTCCCTTAATGTGATCTGCAATCATCTGAGCAGTTGCAGAATTTACATTAAGTCGATTATCGGGTGGGAATGTGCGTGGTTCTTCTTGGGACGCTTTATCTTTTACTTGTAAAGCTTTGACCTTTTTAGTCGCTGCTTCGTCGGGAAGTAATTCCGTTTTGTAAGCAGTATAAAGGCGACCGTCCTGATCTTCGACCATGAACCAGTCGCCGTTATCCCACTCGCTTATAACTTTGACACGAGCGCCTGTCTTTTTGTGCTGATAAAGCATAAGGACCAGAAGTTTATTTCTGGTCCTAGTTTAACTTACTCAGCTGACAGTGCGGTTAGGAAGATAAGCTTCGATATCTTCGTACGCAGGAGCGTCATCGGGCTGGATGTAGCAGATCTCAACGGCGAGGTAACCGGTCAGACCAGCAGCGGAATCAGCGTCCGAGATGTAGATACCACCGGAAGTGCTGGTGTCATTAGCGGCACCCTTGGCAAACACCTTCATGGTGGTGCCAGTGGTAGCTGCGTAGTACAGCACGCCGCCGGAAACGCCTGCAGCACCAGTGGCGGTGATGAAGGGGTTGGTACCGAAGGCTTGGCTGCCACCAGCGAAGTAGATCTTGGTGGCTGCGTCACCAGAAACGGTAGAAGAAAGGTTGGCCTGGATAGGACCTTCGCCAACACCGGAAGCTGCGGTAGGACCACTGGAGTCGCGACCGAAGGAGATCACGTTACCGGTAGCGGCATACACACCAGAAGCAACGCGGTTGTCGCCCCAGCCGGAAGCCACGGAGATCGCGGTGCGATACACGTAAGCAGGCTGAGTGGTGTTACCAGAGATCACCATGCCGGTGATGTCGGGACGGGTGTCGTCCTGGCGATAAGGAGAAGGCACGATAACGGTGCCAGTCACCAGGGGGGAGCCAGAGGTTTGGGTCACAGCAACGTAACCACGCTGCTGGAAGTAACGGTAGCCGGGGATGGCCAGAACCGAAGTCGGGCCACCCTTAGAAGCATTATTAGTACCGTCATCGGTGGTATCAATGTTCTTGTACCAACCGTTCAGAGGCTCTGCCCAGTTACCTGGGTAGATCTTCTTGGAAGATAAATAGGTCATTTATTTGTCCTTTTGTTTTAAGTATTACGAGATCAGACGGTGCCGTCGTCAGACACATAGCTGAACGCGGTGGTCACGAAGTCCTTGTTCAGGATTTCGAAGCCAGCGTACAGTTGCCAAATCAAGATGATGAAGCGGCTGAAGTCGTCGTTGTTGTTGATCAGCACCTGAGCGTTCGGGCCACCGATACCAACGCCGATTGCCTGAGGACCGAAGAAGTAACCTTGTGCAACTTCTTGAGCAGCATAGGCACCGCCGGTACCAGCGAAGGAGGTGGTGACGTTCTTGGTCGGGAAGTTAGTCGACTCGAAGAACTTCACACCTTCGAACTGGACGCCAGTAGGCATCACAGGCTCACCAGCCAGGAAGTAACCTTGACCAGCCTGGGGACCCATGTAGAAGCTGGCGTTGTTAGGCATCATGGGGTTGCCCATGTACATGCCTTGGCCAGGGTTACCGGAGTAACGAGCAATCTCACGGAAGTCAGGATCACGACGCAGGTGCATCATGAAGGTAGGATCGCAGATGCAACGATACAGACCATCAGCGAAGGTCGGCACGTTACGCTTACGCAGATCCTTGACCACGGTCAGGAGGTCAGTCCGCACAGAGAACTGCTGCACATCAGCGGTGTACTCAGTGCCGGTGTAGGTGATACGACCGGAGGAATCCTTGGTCTTGCCACCAGGGAAGTAGTAACCACCTTGGGTGTCGGAAGCGGCACCGTTGGCTTCGGCTTTGGCGAGTTCATCAATGAACACGCGGTCGCGCCAACGACGATAGTCATCGAGCAGCGTCAGGCTACCGATGGACTGGTGGAACATATTCAGGTTGCCCGTGTCCAGCAGAAGGCGCTGAGCCGTGATCAGGGTCTCACGAGCAATCTTGAAGGTCGAAGGCTGAGTTGGATCACCCGGGTCGGCAGGACCGGTGTATTCCTTCAGCACAACAAGCACCTTCTCTTTGGTGATGTTGCGGCTGTTGGCAGTACCGATGGTCTGGTCAGCCACACGCTCGCGGCTGTCCTTCGTACCAGGGGTACCCCAGAACTTGTAGCGGTCTAACTGAACGGTTTGACCAGGCTGCCGAGTGAAGTCATGAACGACTACGGGCTCTACAGCCATTTCTGCAATGTACGCAGGGTGAGGGCGGTAGAGCTCCGCACCCAAAATCTTAGGAAAGTCGTTGTCAATAAACACTTTGTTTTATCCTCCAGTATCTCAGGAAGTGTTTTTATCGGGTGAAAGATTCAGACATTATTATGTCTTATCTAACACAAATTTTAGCAGCCGGTAATTTATTTACGGAAGCTGCAAGGTTGTGGGGTAAATGCTTTGTGCATTACTGGAACCATAACCTTCAGGATTGATTGGCATCTGGGTTTGGAATCCTGGGACACCAATGGCAGATGGGATCGCACCAGCAGCTACACCGCCAAGACCTGCAAGTCCAGCGGCAAGAGGAACTGCGCCAACGGCTGCGGTTTTTTGAACCATGCCAGGGGTGATCCTTCCAGCTGCTTGGTAAACATTACGCAAGCCTTGCGCACCTTTCTCAAGTGCGGCCATACGCTTGCCTCCATAGGGGACCTTTTCGGCTAAGTCAAGAACACCTTTGCCTACAGGTACAACAGCAGATTGGACCATCTCAGTAATAACCGGTGCATAACGACCGGCCATACGTGCAGCACCAAGTCCACCGCGAGCACCTAAGGCAGCAGCGGCACCACCGAGGGCAGCAGTACCTGGATCTTCGCCTTGGTTAGAAAGCATCCCGCCAACCGCAAGACCTGCGGCGGCGGGAAGCCCGTAAGCCAAAAGCGGACGTGTTTGTCCTAATGGCTTCATTGGAATCACTCCATCACAAACAATTTGTTTGCAACCACTTGAGGTTGAGCCTGATTCAAAACACGCCAGGCGTTCTGGGGATCACGTGCCATTTGCTCTTGGAAGCTGCCCCAGAAGTTTTCGGGCAGTTGCTGACCAGCGGCCTGAGGGGGAGCAGGGAATTGATCCATGGCAGGATTGATCGCTTCAGTGCGGTAACCAGGGGTTTCAAGTTCGGTCTCGCTTTCGTACACAGGGTACGGACCTTCAGGACCAAAGAACTTCAGGGTGTAATCGCTGAGCACATCGGGATTGGTAAGAATCTCGTTGTAAGCCAGGTTCTCCTGGTGCTCATTAACGGCGAAGTTAGCGTAACCTTTAATTAGTTCAGCGGCGTTGTTTCCCCACTCGACGGCGCTGTCCAGCATTCCTTCCAGATTCAGGGCGTACTGGTTCAGAATTGCCGGAGCCTCCACCCCGAACGCGTCGATCACCTGACGGCTTTCCTGGCTCAGACCCAGGTAATCCGCGATTTGCTCCAAGGAGGGATTCGAGGAGGTTTGGGAATAGCTGGGCGATGAGTCCTGGCTGAGATACGAGGTCGGCGCTGCCGATTGTTGCGTAGCTGGGCTGCTGAGTTGTCCGTAATTCGCCGGGGTAAATTGAGTCGTCGGTGCTGACGGTTGACCCTGGAACGGGGATTGGACTGGTGCGCTCAGCAGGTTCACCACCTTGTTGAACGCCGATTCCCATGGATTCCCCGCCGAATCCGTCTGTTGGGATTGGGGGGCGTACTGAGTAGGGGCTGATTGGTAGCTGGGGGCTGCCTGAGGTACCGCTTGGGGGTAGCTGGTACCCACCTGATACGCCACTGGAGCCGCCTGAGGAGCCGGTGCCACGTAGCTGCTTGGAGCCACCGCCGGTTGTACTGGGCTCGTCTGTGGGATCGATTGGACGGTAGCGTCCTGCATAACTCATCTCCTTTTGTAAGGCTTCTAAAGTTCGATACAGATAGGGGGTTAAATCCAATCTCGGATCCGCAGCCATCGGTAAGTCCGGTGATTGCGGGTGAGGGGTCTGCATCATTCCCCCCACAAGACGAGCGAATTGAGAGTATGCACTCTGTAATTCGTTCACCATCCTGAACGGGAACCCAGATAACATCTCGGCTCTCTCCTCATCCGTCTTAGACGGGAAGAGGTATTTCAGTGCTTCAATGCTATCAACACCTAATTCTTGCAGATTTCGCACCACAATGGAGTTATTCAAGATATCTTGCGTCGAATCTTCATAAACAGGACCAAGCCATCGCCATTGAATAGTTATATCTCCATCTGGAATTAAACCAAGAACACCAGGAGGAATTTGTTGCGTACGTAAGCAAGCCATCATCAGCTGCTTGACTTGGCCTTCAAATCCCGACATGGCCTCGTTGTACATGCCTACCTCTTCTTCCGATGCGTCATCAGAAGGTTCCACGGGTTTTTCAAGACCTGCAGCAGCAGCCAACGTCTCGCGGAATAAACGTTCTTCTTGATAAATAATTAGTTCAAGACAACGGCAAATACCATAGGTGTAAATTGCAATTGCTTTCTTTTTGGATGTTGCAGAAACGCGTCCAAACAGAGACTTGTACTCGGTCGCCGTCACACCAGCGGAAATGGAGAGTTCATCAACACCGCCAAGTGCTGTACGAATTTCTTCTCGATACTGACGCGCAAAAGAGTTTTGGTCACCAGTGATGGCATCTGGGACGATGTAACCAACACGGTCGTTTGGTTCCAGGTTTGCAATCACCCGTGGAACACGGATCTGACCATCGACTCCACGGCTGATTGGGTCAGCCTTAAAGCGAGATTGACTTAACGGGCCAAGACCTGTAAAGCCAGAGTTTGCCGCAATGGAAGGACGCTGAACAGTTGCCTCACCACCAGCTTCCATCAAATCTGTCTTGGGACGAGACGAAAGAAGAGTTGGATTACCAAAGAACTGAACATTCTTGCGCATGGTGCGAACCATTTCGTCATGCGTGCAGATATGGTTGGCAAGAGCGTCAAACTCACCATAACCTTCTGTTGAGAATCCCTTGGGGTTATTGAAGATCTCTACACAAGGAATAAAGCCAAGTGTATTGCGGAACGTTTTGGTTTTACCCGAAACACCGTAGGACGGTTGCTCGAAAGAAATTTCGCCTTCTGAGTGGGTTTCGGTAATCTCCTTTCGTTTAATGGAAAGACGAATATAACGCTTGGCACCTTGTCCCATGGAGGCAGGTCCCGTCAAGCTTCCGGCTTGAATCTCTTGTTCAAAGCCAAAGCCGCGACGGACCTTATAGCTGTAGATGATGACGACTTCATCAAGCTCGCCATCGATGTTGTAATAAGTTCTATATTCGTGCTTACGGAAAAAATAAAGGCGATAATTGTTTTTTGTTGGTCGGATATAGAAAAGACCCTGACCGTCACAAAGGAAGTAATCCCAGACTGAATCTAGGCGTGTGTCGATTTGGTTATATTTGATTACGCGGTCGATAAAATCTTTGCGTTGATTACCGAAGTTATCCTGGGCCGGGAAGAATTCAACGCCTTGGCGAATGCCAAAGAGTTTCATCTGGGCGAGGTGCGACGCAACGACACCCGTATCAATCATTGCCCCACCGTCTTTCTCTAGGTAGGAATCAATGATTTCTTTAAGGCGGGATTTAGCGTCGACTGCCATTGACTATCTTCCTTTCCTTTGATACTAGCAGTTATTTAATAAACTGTTTTGACCATGCCAGGAGGCACTTGAGCCGTCTGCGGGCCATTGTAAAACTGTGCGTTAGCTAAGCCAGCAACATTACCCATATTCCCCATGGAACTAGCCGGAGGTAGCTGCGGTGGAATAAAGAACTGATTCTTTTCGAATTCTTTTGTTTCTTTGCCCGGAAGAATGGGAGTTTTGTTCCAGGGTTGTCCACCAGGGATCTGGAACCTTGGGTCCATCAGTGGATTGGTACCAGCAGCCATCTTGTACTTAGTACCTGGTGCAGGACCCAAGAACCCTTCACGTCCCGGAACACTACCCGGAACCATAGGACCGCCGCCCCAGACTGGAGCAAGAGGTGTCGTATTTAAAGGTGTTTGAGCCTGCAGAGCGCCTGCGTTGCCCATGTCGACCGGTTGTCCGCCAAAGAAACGCATTGTTATCTTACTTTTTTACTTATTCTACTCTTCTATTACTTCATATCCAGATGCGTCATGCACCTTTGATAAAACAACACCGTTGCCTTGCACATCCCAATTTAAAATATCGCCTTCCTGCCAACCAAGATCTTCGATTACCTCATCGGGAAACGTAATGAACAATTCTCCGTTATCATCTTCTTCTACTTCAAGGATGTAACTGTTCATTTGGCTTCGAGCAATTTATCCATTAGCTTATCAAGTTTATTATTGATTTGATTAAAGTTATCATGCATCTGTTGGATTTCTCTCAGGAAATCAGCTTTTAAAACGTACTCCAGAGGCATGCGCTTCAGATCTTCTTCCAAAACATCAATCCTACGTTTCTGAGATCCAATGTAACTAAAAGCTTGCTGGATCTGGTCGTTCTGGCGTCCCAGGATTTTGCCAGCAACCCAACTGCCGCCTGTCACAGCTGATATGACGGCAGTTAAGCCGATGGCTACGTATTCGGGACCCACAACCAGAAAACTTTTTTCTCATTCTAATATTTAGTAATCAAGCTGCAGATTTCCTTTACGCATCAAGCCGGTCACCAACCATACCAAAGCATCGACACAGTCATCATGGCTACTGACACCGAAATTCGTGAGTTCCTCGAAGAGATTTGTGAAGTTCCGGTACCTATTGAAGATGATCTTGCGATCTTCAAACATCCCCATAATTCCACGGAAACGTGCCAGCTTGTCTGCACGGAACCCTTTGACTGGGTGCCAAATCAAATTGTAGAGAGCTTCGTTATTGAGACAGATCCGTTTGAAGTCAGCTTCGAGAGAAGCCTGGTACTGGACAGCTTCTGACCAAATGTCACACGTTGAGTAAGTCGGATAATAATTTCCTTTCTCATCACGACCCAAAATTGACCAGTCATTGAGAAGCTCTTTAAGAGCGTCAAGTTTTTCAAGGTTACCCATAACGCGCAAACGGCGATAATCAATAATGTGAATCTGATCTCCGATACGCCCACCTAGGACCATCACCGTGTAATCGTTCTTTTCCTTGGTACCAGCAGACAAGTCGACTCCGATGCCAAGGGCGTCAAACTCAGTTGAGATCTCTGCCTTAACAATCAGTTCTGGTGTCAGAGAAAGCTCGTTCTGTCTGACGACTTGATTCATGTACTGAAAAGAGAAAGAGATTGGTGCCTGTCGTTTCTTCTCCTTCAGGTAATCTAAGGACCACATCTCCGGCCAATACGATTCTTCCTCTCCGGTTTCAGGATCAGACTGGATCGCGGAAAGAACAATCTGAGTCCAATTGTTTTGTTCGTTGAAAGTAGTCGCGTGAATGTCATCATGTCTGAAGCGCGTACCAAGGCAGATCGCCCTGCCTCCTTCAAACATGGTTGGTGCAATCACAGCGTTCCAGTTATCCTGCATTGTTTTACGAATGTCAGGGTTGGA